GGGCAGCTGGGATGCACTGCCTTTCGACCCAAACACACCATATCCTAATTATGGATATGTTGTATAGGTACACTTGCCCAAGGTCCCAAACGTCCATTTCTGGACGGGGACCTAGGGTATAGTGCGAAAGTTGTTCCCAGCTACAGGTGGTATTACCACCGAGCCCCCCCATTAAGTGAGGGAGGGCACCCACCGGCGTTTTAGTACAACTGCGCCGTGCAGTGCGAAATGCTCTAAATGATGAACATCTCGTGACTCAGGTAACGCCGATTTAGGCATCGCCAGAGAGAGATAATTCGTCGTCGACGAACTATCAAGACCTGAAGAGTCCCTTATGGAACGCTTCAGAGCCTTGAGGCTCTTCGATAGAGCGCTATACCCGTCCAGTTCATCAGTGCGATAAACTGGGCTTGGAACCAACGCTTTTATTTCGAAGCGGTGGAGATTACTATTCCATCTTTCGACGGACTGGTAACCCAAAAACGAGGTATAGCCAAGCGCGGGACTATTCTCCGACACGTAGGGCAAAGGCCCTACGAGCGCATCTATGCATTTACGCATATATGCAGTAGTCCTCCAATAACCCTTCTTATAGAAGAGGTTAGAAGTGGCCACCCAAGAGATAATTTCCTTGGCTTGCCGCTTGTCCTTAGGGCGCATTCTACGGATATAAACCGGTGTTACCGGAATACCCTTAAAAGCGTCAACCCCACATGACTCTCTGAAGCTTCCGCTCAAGAAAGTCTTATTGGGGTTTACCTTGCAATTGTACTTATGCAGGTAATCAAGGACAATAGTCGCATACGTCGTGGGGACGATAATATCGTCACCATAAACGTGGACGCCACGAGACACCTTAAAAATGTTTCGCAGCGTCACAGGAAGGTTCTGTGCCCGGAGAAGTGCTACTATACAAATTGTATAGAAGTACATAGCCTCCACAGGGAAACAGAGAGCACTACCCATAGACGCAAATTTACCCAAAGGAGAAACTAATCTCCCATCCGGCAATATTGCGCTATCACTTCTACATGCATCAATAGCACCCTGAAGATCAGGATGCATAGAGAACATCTCTAACGCCAGTTCCCGAGGAACTCGGTCACTAGCATCAGAAAGATCAATTGTTGCTAATTGACCTGTAGAAGAAGCACTAACCGCAAGAGATTGGTTAACTGACTGGTCACGAAAATTTACGTGGCCAGATGTCAACCAATGGTTCTCAATCTTCTCATAAAGAAGATTCCGAATTCCCTGTTGTGCATATTGCATGCAAACGGGTTCGATTGCGATAATGCGGGGACTTTTCAACGTTTTCGGAACAGGGGTAACCTTAACCGGTTGCTCCTCCTCCGTGGATATGATCGATACGAATTCGAGCTCCTTTGAATCAAGTTCTGTACCCAAAGGGTAAGCAGAGCCGAGCAAAGGGAAATAAGGCTCGAGACGATCATGCCAACGTCGCCAGAGGTATTTCTGATTTCCAGAGATACCTTCGGCAGTCGAACCAGGTCCGTGTTGAGGATCCAATTCACTGAGCTCAATAGAGCCAATGATAGGAGTCCACAGCACACGAGATACAGAAGTGAAAGCCTCTGATATCTCGGGTTCTGGTTTAAATTGTTGAAAAGAAAGCTCAAGTTCGACGAACGCGTCAAGTGCAGATTGGGTCCTTTCGGACGTACAATCGATCTCAACCTTTTTGAACAATAGACAAATTTGTCTAATTGCTTCAACAATTGTTGTGATATCACTTTCCGCAGCTCCATTATAGGGGTTTGTTTCGTCATAAATCCTTCCTGTCTCTCGGTCAAAGAGGTGACTGATCATACCTTGCAAAAAAGCAGGGATTGATCGGGATTTCTTAAAACCTAAGAAATCCTTTGAGTCAATATACCCATTCTGAAGGCTTCTTTCGAAGTCACGACAGAAATTGGGCAGGGTTATCGTTAGAAAAGATATCCCTTCCTCTACGACCCGTGATCTTATCGTTTCAAGGTCACGTAAATCAGAGACATCAGCGATGCACTTGGCGGAGGCGTCTATATAGACGCATTCCACCAACTTCAGTAAGTCACTTACGTTGCTTTTCATGCCTCCTCCATTATTTGGGGGTAAGCATCAAGCCACGTATGTTTGCCATGTTCTCGGTATCCTATGATACCGAGCAATCAGTACCATTGGAAAACAGAGATAGGCAATTTGAGATCAGGATTCCTGACCCCAAAGCTTATCGACGTTTCCAGATGTTAGCCAGGCCTGAAAGCCGGCTACAAGCTGTTCTGCTTGCGCTTGAGTAAACCCATAACTGGGTCGATCAAGAACAACGTAGAAAGACATCGTGTCATAGTCGTTGGTTGAATCCAACGGGTTTGTCACGACAGCTCGCTGGTCGAGACGGACTAAAGAGCGAATATGCCCTTTAGCCGCCGTCGAATGAGAGATGGACAGAGTATAACTCTGATCACCTTTCATATAGACAGCAGAGCGGTCCTTTTGGGACACGCGCGGCATCGATTGAGCGACAGCATTGACTGTAACTGATTGTGGATCGGAAAACATAGTGGTTGACCTCCAAAGTTATATCGGTGGTTGAACCATATCCGATCGTCCATTTACCGAAGATGAACGAATCTTTGCTAAGGGACATGGTAGATAGACACTAGTGGATTTCCTCTGGCGGCACGCTATACGCGTGTTACACCAAGAGCCGCTAGTATCGCCATTTGCTTGGGACTTAAATTATCCCAAGACAGGCCGAATCCATATGGACTACCTGCTTCTTTTCGTTGCTTGGTCTCCAAAGTACGAGACCAATTCAACGTACGATACCCGCCTGAGTCGATATTAAACGGTACAAACTGTTTAAACTCGATACTTTCGGCGTAATGGGTGGTCGTATACAGGTATCGGCAGACTAGATCGTCTGACATACTATCCTGAAGGACCTGAAGATCATGTCCTACAGGGGTAAGCCAGTCGACTAGCCATGACCAGGGAACAGCTTGATAAATGTGATACGGATTGATACGAGCACCGTGAATCGCTAAAGCGCGACGCACGAGGCCCAACCCTCCCCATTCGGGAGAATTAACATCAAATTCCGGGATGTAGTACCTAAAAGCACCCACAGATGTGGATACTTTCTGAATCTTGTGACGGTATTCCCAAGTAGGGGTACCGACCCAAGTATCATTGGCAGGCGAGGTGTTCAGGGGCCACACATTGTGGATTCCTGTACCAGACCAGCCAGGTACTTGTTCATCTAATTCAACATTTTCAAGGATCGAACGTCGTCGAATCCACTGACCATTTTCTTTACTAACCCGCTCAATCTTCTGTTGAAGATCGCGTAAATTAGAAAGAAAATCGGCCAAGTCTTTGACGAACGGAACCCAACCAAAATTATGGTTGAGAAAGTGGTCAGCCGCTCGCTTCGGAGACATGATGAGACTCTTTTTAACCTGCTTAGCCGTTCCATATAGGTTCGGTTTAAACAGATTATGAGAGAACTCCCATGACTTAATGAAGCCCTTGGCTGTAGTTTCGAACATTTTTGGAATATCTTTCAATTCCGCCAATGCTACGAAAAGACCACCTTGCTCGATTCGCGGCTTAGTTTTATCCCAAGCCGCCTGATCCAAATGTCCCATGTCAGGCATAAGGATAGAATTCTCCTTGAATACTCCGGGCAGATTATTCTGCTCCCAGTAAAAAGGAAAATCCCCAGGAGGTAGAAAGCCTCCTTCATACATCTGACGACCATTGCCAAAGGGTGTTACTACATACCCTGCACTGTTCGTGATGTATTTTCCAATTGCCTGAGCCCCAAAGGGCATGGTATGCGAGAGTTTAATTTTCTGGAACGGGCCTCCCTTCGTGAAGGGTGGACCAGGATGAGTTTCATCTTGGCACCACTCAGCCGTAAGGTATGGGTACCCCGTAATATCCTGGGAGACAGCTTGATGCTGCTTCCAGTTACGGGAGTTGGGCGTGGATTCAATATACCATTTCCAACTGTTTTTGGCACCCAAGCCCCCCGGAGGGGGGGTGAGACGAGTTCTAACTCGCGAACCATAATCGGACATAAACTGACCTCCAAATGGTGATTAAAGTTTGGCTAAAATTAGCCAAATTGCTTCTGCTACTTTAACCAGTAGTAATAAGCTACTGAATTCGAGAGAATACATCGCTGCATTCTCAGACAGGGCACAAGGCCC